ATTTTCATAAAAATATAAATTATTATATATTTATATATACAATATTCTAATGTTAAATTTATCAAAATTTAATATTTATACTGTAATAATTTTTTTTTTAGTTTTTACAATCATGTCTATTTTCTATATATATATTGTTAAAAAGTTCTATGTTAAGAATTTAATTAATCCACCTATTGTAAATACATGCCCTGAAGGATGGGTTACATCTTATAATAATGATTACAATCAAAATGATATTATATGTACTAACAAAAATAAAAAAAATATAGGTTCTTATGATAAAAATGAGTTTTCTTTATATGAAAATGTCATAAGTGATTACAATAAATCTTCTTTTAATTTATTAAACGAACATTATAGTAACAGTTTAAGTTACACATGCGATCGATATAAATTTGCTAAATTACATAATATATCTTGGAATGGTATAACTAATAATTCTCTATTAGACAAAAAATGTGTTTGAATTTTGTATTTTTGTATTTTTATAAATTTATTGAATATAAATTTATAAAAACATAAAAAAAATATATAAAGTTTTTTAATTAAATAATTATTATGGATAAACTTGATATTAATACCATATTAAATAGAAAAAAACTAGGTAATGATATTATTAATATTATCAACAATTTTTATAATAATAATAACAATAATAATAATAATAATAATAATAATAATAATAATAATAATAATAATAATAATAATAATAATAATAATAATAATAATAATACAACTCGCGCTGGTATATATATATGTGGACCTGCCGGTTGTGGTAAAACTAATTTTGTTATAAATTTATTGAAAAATAATTATTTTGATATAATATATTATGATAATAGTATTATTAGAAACAAACAATTAATTGAAAATATTACATATAATAATTTATCCAATAATAATATCGTTAGTTTATTTACAAAGAAAAATAAAAAAATTGTTATTGTATTAGATGAAATTGATGGTATTAATTTTGGTGACAAAATGTCTCTTAATTATTTGATTAAAATATTAAGAATTAAAAAAACTAAAAAACAAAAGCTTGAAAGTTATTCTAATTGTCCTGTTATATGTATTAATAACAATCAAAATGATAAAAAAATACTAGAATTAATGAATGTATGTTCTGTTTTCAATTTAAAAAAACCCAAATTAGAAGAAATTATTGTTATTTTTAAACATTTAATTCCTGATATATTTCCTAACAATATTGATATCAATAATATGAATATTTTACAAAAAAATATTTTGAATTATGTTGATAATAATTTAAATAAAATAAAAAATATTTTAAATTATAAAAAATTCAATTTATTAGAATTAAAATTTTTAAATAAGAATAATCTTACTAATTATTCTAGTATTAATAATAATAATTATTATAATGATAATGATAATGATAATGATAATCTATCTAATATTAAACATATTACACATAATTTATTGAAAAATCATTTTGATTTTAATAATCATTATTTGATCAATGAAACCAATAGAACTGTTATATCATTAATATTTCATGAAAATATAATTACTTTATTAAATGAATTACCTTTTGATAAAAAAATTAATATATATTACAAAATATTAAATAATTTTAAATTTTCTGACTATATTGATCGAATTATTTTTCAAAAACAAATATGGCAATTAAATGATATTAATTATATTAATAAAATATTTTATAACAATTTCATTTTATATAAATATAAAATATTAAAACATATTGATTTGAATAAAATTATATTTACTAAAATTTTAACTAAATATAGCAACGAATATAATAATACTGTATATTTAAATAATCTTTCTTTGAATTTGATGATGGATAAAAATGATGTATTTGTATTTTTTATTCATTTAAAAAATAATTACACTATTGATGAAATTATAAATATTTTATATATATATGATATTAATAAACTTGATATTAATAGATTGTACAAATTTATTAATTCTCTAGATAACTATAAAATTGTTGATAATGAAAACAATGTTAATTTTGATAATTATATTAATTATGATTCTGAAACACATGAAACTTCTATATGATATATTTATTTACCTGTTGAACCAAAACCACCTGTATCACGCTCTGTCTTTCCTAATTTATTTTTATCATTTACCAAATAAATTTTCATTGGATATTCTATATTTGGTGGACAAATTTGTACTAAGCGTTCACCTGCACTTACCTTTTTATTTAATAAATTATTATCATCTGCTGTATAATATTTCATATTATCAAAATTTGCTATTATATGTCCACGATAACCTGAATCAATTATACCTACATTATTTGCTAGTCGTAAACTTGTTTTTTTTGGTGTGCTTGATCTTGAATATAAATAATAGCTTACATATCTATTATCTAATTTCATTGCTGTTACTATCTTATGATTCACTTCGTACATATGTGTATATTCACTTATTATTAAATCATGCGGACAAAATAAATCAAATCCTGCATCATACGATGCTTCTAATAAACCATTTTTTTCTCCACTATTTGTATAATATATATATTCATCTATTTTTTTATTATGTTTTTCTGCTGCCTCTTTGTACTTATTATAAATATCATTACATAACATATTTTCTACATCTACATATATATACAAATTATAGACTTTCATTTATGTATATTATTATCTAATTACTTTTAAATTTTTTCAATTTTTATTTTTTTAAAAATATATAAAGATATATATTAATATATTTATGTATTTTTATGTTCAATAAATTATCATATGCAAGCTATTATTTTCTTATCAATTTATTTTCTATGAATCTATCTATTTATTATAATTTATTATTTTTTAAATATTTTTTTGTTGGTAATTTATCTTGTATTCTTTTCGATGCTATTGCTAACAAATTAGTTATATTTTCTAAAAATAAAATCACTACTAATTCTTATAGATGGTTTTTTATACATTTTATTTTTAATTTTTTTATTTCTATTTTAACTTTTGATGATATCAAATATTGTATATTTAATTTATCTACATGTTCTACTAATGAATGGTTTACTGGTGATATTATATATGCTTTAACTACTTCTTTACATTTATATCATACTATGTTTTTTAAATTAAATTATACTGATATTATTCATCATATATCAACTGCTTTACTTTCTACTCCTTTAATTATTTTTTATCATCGTTATCATACTGCTGTTGTTGCTATTTTTTTTATGTCTGGTTTACCCGGTATGATTGATTATTTTTTACTTTGGTTAGTTAAAATGGGATATTTAAACTCTATTGTTGAAAAAAAAATTTATGTTATTATTTCTATTTATATTAGGTCTTCTGGTTGTGTCGCCTGTTCTACTTTACAACTTGGGTTTTTAAATATATATAATCAATTATCATATATTGAACTATTCTCTGTTATTTGGATTACATTTATTACATATTTTAATGGATTATATTATATGCATATTACTATCGCTAATTATTATTCAAAATATCATGATAAATTATTAGATAATATTTATTAAAAATTTAAGAACAAAAAGTGTATAATCTATTATGTTTATTCTATATAAAATTGATATGTTTTTTATAATATATCAATTGTATATCTTAACTAATACATAATTTGTCAAAAATGTCATACACTGACCTTCCTATCGAAATTCGTTTCAACATTTTTGAACAGCTTCATAATATTTATGATGACAATGCCAAACTTATTCAAAGGTGCTGGCAAAAATACATTAATCCACAAAAAACTATATATATATTGTGGAATATCTTTATAGATAATGATCCTGATTCATGGTGCTCACCAACATCACATTTGATTATCCCTGTCACCTCTAAACTTTTAAAATTTACTTCAAAAGTTATATCTCAAAAAGATATTTGTCATAAGTATAAGTATTTTTTGAATTGGGTGTTTTATTCTATTTATGAAAGTCTTTGTAAATATAAATACTCTAGTGGTAATTATGATTGTGTTATTTATAATGAAATTCAGCAATATTTGCATACAATTACTAAAAAATTGAATATTTCTATTCATGAAATCAATAACCCATTTAAACCCTTCTTATAAAAATAAACATATTAATACATATATATATATATATATATATATTATTCAAAATATCATGATAAATTATTAGATAATATTTATTAAAAATTTAAGAACAAAAAGTGTATAATCTATTGTGTTTATTCTATATAAAATTGATATGTTTTTTATAATATATCAATTGTATATCTTAACTAATACATAATTTGTCAAAAATGTCATACACTGACCTTCCTATCGAAATTCGTTTCAAGATTTTTGAACAGCTTCATAATATTTATGATGATAATGCCAAAGTTATTCAAAAGGGTTGGCTAAAATACACTAATATACAAAAAACCGCTATGAAATTGTGGTATGATTTTGAAAATGATGATCCAGACGCATGGGGATTAGCTGATTGGTATAATTATGAACCATCTTTGATTACTCCTACGACTTCCAAACTTTTAAAATTTACTTCAAAAATTATTTCTAAAAAAGGTATGTATTATAATTATAGACATTTTTTGAATTGGGTCTTTTATTCTATTAATACTAGTCTTTGTAATGAACAATACTCGTGTGGTTATCATGAGTCTATTATTTATAATGAAATTGATCAATCTTTGGATATAATTGCTACAAAATTGAATATTTCTATTGATGAAATCTCTCAACACTTTCTTTGATTAAGAATTTAATGTTATTAATAATACACCTGATAAACTTAATATTATTCCTAATAAACTTTTATAATTTATTTCTTGATTAAAAAATAAGCAACTTCCTAACAATACTAATATTATATTTAAATTTATTATTGCAAATGTATATGATATATTTGGTGTTAATTTTATTGCTGTTTGTATTATTACTACATTTGATAATGATATTATTGAAAATACTGTAATAAATATTATTGATTTTTTATTTGTTAAAATATTTATTAAATCATTTTTTGAATAATTTTTTTTGTTATATAATAACAATAATAATGATATTATACCCATAATTACAAATGAAAATAATAGTATTGTTATGTTGTCATAATTTGTATTTGATAAATATTTATATGCAACTATTCTAGATGATGTTGTTATTGTACCTAAAAATGATAATAATATCCATAAGTTCATTATATATATAGTTTATATTAAATTATATATATATATAATCTAGAATTTATTGGTTTACAGATATCAATCCTATACCAAATAAACTTATAAATATACCTAATACACATTTATAATTTAATTTTTGTTTAAACAAATATAATCCAGCTAATAATATCAATATTATGTTCAAATTTATTATTATATGACTATAACCTATATTTGGACTTATTTTGTATGCATATTGCACTATCAAATTACCAGATATTAACAAAATAGCAAAAAATATTACAAATAATATAACTAATTTTGAACAATTATTCAATACTTTTTGTTTACCATTATATAACAAATAAAAAAATGATAATATACCCATTATTACAAATGTCATTGCTAATATAATATTGTTATCGTATTTACTTTGATCTATTAATTTTAATAAAATACATCCTGTACCTGATACTAACATTGCTAATAAAGAAGCTAATATCCAAAAATATTTCATAATATATATATATATATATTTATTTATTTATTCGTATTCATATTCATATTCATCTTCATCTTCATCTTTATCTTTATCTTTATCTTCTTCTTCCTCTTCCTCTTCCTCTTCCTCTTCCTCTTCCTCTGTCTTTTTGTCTTCTACTTTTACATTTTCTGCTTCTACTACTTCTTCATCTTCTTCTACTTCCTCATATTCATCATCTTCTTCTACCTCTTCTTCTCCTTCTTCCTCTTCCTCTTCTGCTTCTTCTTCCTCTTCCTCTTCTTCTACCTCTTCTTCCTCTTCTTCTTCCTCTTCTTCCTCTTCCTCTTCCTCTCCTGCTTCTTCTTCCTCTCCTGCTTCTTCTTCCTCTCCTGCTTCTTCTTCCTCTCCTGCTTCTTCTTCCTCTTCTTCCTCTTCTTCCTCTTCCTCTACTTCTTCCTCTTCCTCTTCCTCTTCTTCTACCTCTTCCTCTTCTTCTACTTCTTCTACTTCTTCCTCTTCTTCCTCTTTTTCCTTTTCTTCTACTTCTGAATTTATTAGATAGAATTCATATTCTTCTTCTTTTTTCTTATTTACTTCTTTTATTTCTTCATATTTGTTAAGTTCTGATTTTTGTTTTTTATTCTTAGGTTTATTTAATTTTTTTTCTTCTTTTTTGTCGTTATTTTCTGTTTTAACAATACAAGAATATTTTGTATCTTCTACTTCATTATTATTATTATTATTATATAAATTAACTTTTTTAAAATTATTGTTATTATTGTTATTATTGTTGTTATTGTTGAGTTTTTTTTTATAATAATTATTAATAATAAATGTTTTAATAATTAATCCATTATATTTTTTATTTAATTCTTTGTATTCTGGCATATTCAATAAAATTGAATTTAATAGTTCAATTTTGTCGTTATGATTATTTAAATAATTTTTAATTACACCCAAATTATCATTTAATGAATTTGTGATATTAGTTGTTATTTTTGTAAAAACTTTTTCAATGTTATTAGTTTTGTTCATTAATAAATATTATATAATATCTTTTAAAATAGTTTAAAATAATTATAAAAACAATTTTTTTTTTAATTATTAAATAAATATTTATTAGCTGTTTTAAATTCATAATTATCTTCAAATAATTCGGGTAAGACTTTAGATATCGGTTTTTTTATTAGTAATATATATTTATTATTATCATTAAGTTTTCTATATTCATCAATAGTGAGATTACCATTAAATTTATCTAATATATAATATGGCTCTGGAGCAGGAACTATATTTTTATTATTACTATCGTTATTATTATATAAATTATTTAACAAAAAATATCTTTCAAATTTACAACTATTATCTATATTTTCATTGAATAAATATCCACATGCGCAAGCAGGTGAACAAAAATTACCATATACATAATATGTATCATTTATACAATTTTTCGGTATAAAAATTGATTCATTATTAAAATCACATGTACACCAAAAGCAAGACCCTTTTTTAGATATACCTTTATTCAAATTATGTTCTAATATTGTTATTTTTTTATGCAAATTCTTATTATCTTTTGTATTATTGTTGTTATTACTATCTTTTGTATTTAGATTGTTATTATTGTTAATATTATTATTGTTAACATTATTATTATTATTGAAAAACAGATCGGTTGTTATAGTATTATTATTATTGTTATTGTTATTGTTATCATTGTTATTATTGTTATTATTGTTATTATTGTTATTATCAACTTTAAAATTATAAATATTTGATTTATTATTTAATACATGATTATTATTGGACGAATCAAAATATATTGAAGAAAAATTTATTTTATTAAAATCATAATTTTCTATAGATTTTATATTTGGATCATATTTATATGAATAATTCAAATCATTTTTTTTACAATTTAAATGTAATATAACATTTTGTGATATATTATCTGTTGTGTAAATATTCTTTATGTTTATTAATTTTCCTCCTTTTGGTTTACGACCTCTTTTTTTTGGAATTTTAACACCTGAACTATCGATATTATTGTTTTTAATATTGCTTACTATATTTGTTCCAGATCCATCTTGTGATAGATTAAGATAATAATTTTTAGGTTTTCTACCCTTTTTTTTTTTAGGAACAGTATCAGCAGAAATATCCATGATATATAATATTTAATTATATATCAATAAAATTTAAGTTAATTTAATATATATATTAAAAAAATATATATATTAAATTAACATAAAGACTAATTGATTATTTGTTAAAAATACCATAACACTTTCTACATAAACTTATATAATTAGTATCTGTTGAATTTGTTAATAAAATTTTTTGTAATAAATTTTTATCTATTCTATGACTAAAAATAGATTTATTATTACATATAATATTTGGATTGTTGCATCTGCCCGATAATTTGACTATATTATCACAATGTGGAATTAAATCTATTAATTCTCCAAATTTTTCTTTTTTATAATCACTATCTAATCCATAACAATAAATATGAACATTATATTTTTCTAATATAAATAATATTATTTCTTTTAAATTTGGAAAAAATTGTGCTTCATTTATATGTATATATTTATAATTATAATAATTAAAATTTTTTAATAATCTACTATTAAATTTTATACATGATAAATAGTTTTTATCATGATTGTACAAATTTGTGACTTGTAACAATTCATTTTTTAAAAATGTGTGATCTATAATTAATTGTTTTTCATTATATTTATTAATATAATTATAATTTTCGAATAATTTTGAAGTTTTACCACTGTACATTGGACCAATTATAATAGATAATGATTTATCAATCATTTTGTTTGATAATTTGAATTATATTATATATTACAATTTAATTATATTATATAATATAATATCAATTTTTGATTTAAAATTAATAAAATATATTAAATCAAATATAATATGTTATGAATAATAATATACCATGGGTTGAAAAATATAGACCTAATGATTTCAATAATATAATATTAAATGACTACAATAAAACAATATTTAAAAATATGGTAAACTATAATATTTTTCCTAATTTATTATTTTATGGACCACCTGGTACTGGTAAAACAACTACTATAATTAATCTTATTAATTTATATCAATCTAAATATAATCAAGTAAATAAATCATTAATATTACATTTAAATGCATCTGATGATAGAGGTATTGAAATTATTCGTAATAATATTAATATATTTGTAAAAACTAATAATTTATTTTGTGAAGGTACAAAATTTATAATATTAGACGAAGTTGATTGTATGACTAAACCTGCACAATATGCTTTAAAAGTATTGATTCAAAATTCATGTGCTAATGTTAAATATTGTTTGATATGCAATTATATAAGTAAAATAGAAAATTGTTTAAAAAATGAATTTTTGAAAATAAGATTCAATAATATTCCACAAAAAAATATTTTAGATTTACTAAATATTATAAAAAAAAAGGAAAATATCAAGGTGACTAAATATCAATTGAAATCAATTTCTGATTTTTTTGATAGTGATATTAGAAGTATGATAAATTATTTACAAATAAATTATAATAAAAAGTTTATGTTATTAAACAATATTACTTTGAATAATATTTATGATATTAATATTAATAATAATATTACTAAATATATAGATAAAATTAATAATATTTCAAATAATTATGAAATTACTGTTAAAAATTTATTAAAAAATTATTTCATATATTTAATCAATAATAATATAATTGATTATACTAATATTGTTAACAACATTCAATTATTTTTTCATGAAATTGAAAACAATAATAATATATTGATGACTTATGTATATCACACAATATATAATAATTATTTAAATACATTAAATTGAAATTTTTTTATTATTTTAATGTATTTAAATAATCTGATATTTATATTACAAAATTATTTATTCTGTTTGATAATCTATTTAACCATAAATTATTGTTATTTTTTTTTGGATTATATATATGACATATATTATTGTTTAATCTATTTTCATTTAAAAATCTACTATTTAAATTATTCTCATTATTATTATCATCATTATTATCATCATTATCATCATTTATATCATTATTAATATCATTATTAATATCATTAATATTAATATTTTTTAGAGTAATAATAGAAATATCTAATAAATCTTTGAAAATTATATCATTCTTTTTCAAAGAATAGTAAAAATTAAAATTATTCAATATTGTATCATTATTGTTTATTTTACTATCTACAACTTCCACTTGTGTGTTCATTGTTATTAAATATTAATAATATAAAAATTAAAAATTAAAAATTAAAAATTAAATAAAAATTATATAATTATTATTTAAATAATAATTGATATATTTTGATTAAATATATATTATCTTTAAACTTTTATGATAATTAATAATTATAACAATAATTATAATAATGATTATAATTCTAATGATGACAAAATAGATTCTGATTGGTTAAAATATTTGAATGCTGATTTTGATAATGATAATGATAATGATAATGATAATGATGATAATATTAATGATAATAACAATGGTAATCATAATTATAATAATAATAATAATAATTCCAATAACACTAGTCTTAATGATTATCAGATGAATATTGTATCTAATAGTATAAATAATCACAATAATTTATCTAAACATGATATATTTTCTAATATTTATATATCTACTAAAACTAAAATAGGTTATCTTGATCAAGAAATAAATATATATGATGTATTTTGGAAAATACATCTATTGAATTATCATGAATTAAAAGAAGGTTTTGTAAAAAAACAAATCAAAATGTCTTTTTACAATAAAGAAGAAGTTGAAGAGTGTAATAATAAATTAAAAAATTATTCTTATTATAATTCTAAACAGTTGGTTGATATTGATAATCCAAATGGTAGAATTAAATTCAAAAATATAAAAATTGTTACAATTGGTCTATCTAAAAAAGATTTACTTAATACTAAAAAAAAAACTAGTAAAAGTGCTTTTTATAATTGTTTTGTTTTAACTCTTAGATTGTTTCATAATAATGAATATAAAGAAATTCATATTAAAATATTCAATACTGGAAAATTTGAAATTCCAGGTGTTCCATGTGATGAATATTTTGTTTTTATAATGAATAAATTTATTTCTTTATTCAAACAGTATATTGATAATAACCTTGCATTCAATCCCAGACATGTTGAAACTGTTTTAATTAATTCAAATTTTTATTGTAAATTTTGTATTAATAGAGACAAATTGTTTGATATACTTAGACATAAATATAATATTAACTCGTGTTATGACCCTTGTTCATATCCTGGTATTCAATGTGAATTTTATTATAAATTGAATTCTGAACAACAATTAGGTTATATTGATAATAAAACTGACAAATTTTTGAAAATTTCATTTATGATATTTAGAACTGGTAGTATATTAATTGTTGGTAAAGGTGATGATTATATTATTTGTTATATTTATGAATTTATAAAAAATCTTTTATATAATGAATTAGATAATATTGTTGAAAAATATTTAGACAATTTTTATAATTATAAAGATAATAAAATCAAAAAAAAAAAAAAAATCAAAAAATTTATTTCTATTACATAATTTTTATGTATAATTATTTATTTATATAATCAATTATTATTTGTATAATTATTTATTTCTTTTATTGATTTTATTATCATGTTATTCAAATATATCATTTTATTATTCAAATCATTTATATTATAGTAATTGTCTATTCTATTTTTATTTGCATTTGTATTTGTATGTGTACTTATATTTGTATTTATATTTGTATTTGTATTTG